AACTTTCGTCATGAAGATTGTCTGGATCAATGACTGAATCACTTTCCCACATTAGTTGAATTTTATCAAGGTCCATAATAAAAAAATCAAATGCTTACAACGGTGTTCTTCCGTCTGCTCCTAGTATATCATATATTGTATACTTAAATGTGACATCTGCCGTAAAATATTGAATGTCTGCTTCTGATGCATCAAATTCCAAAGATGAAAGAGAAACCGGAAACAAATCTCTAAATTTTACAATAGCAACATCTCTATAATTACTATTCAAAATATGAAGACTTGCATCACTAAACTGTTGATCGAGTGCTCCTTCACCCGAAATTTCATCAGTTGTTAAAGTTTTAAACTGTTGAGTAGTTTCTGGAAATCCAAGTCCAGTCAACCAGTTGTGCATCTTCATATAATTTTCAAGATTTTCATCAACTAAAAATCTTAAAGAAAAATCACCATAAGTTAATTTCTCTCCGGGGATGTCAATGTCCTTGAGGTATGTCGGTTGAACAGAATTTCCTAGTGTTATTTCAGGTATTCTTGCAGAGTTGCAGAAAAAAGAAATCTTAGGTTCTTTTGCCAAAGTAAATTTAAATCCAACAGGTGCTAAAAAGTTCCTGTTTTGGATTTGATTGTCAAATGCTGTGGCCATTATTATCCTCCATTACCACCGCCACCATTTCCGCCACCATTTCCATTTCCACCATTTCCATTGCCATTTCCATTACCTTCACTATCACTACTATCATCTACCGAATGTCCGTTTTCTTTACGGAGATATCCGGCAGGACCCACCATTTTATATCCTTTTGGAATTTGCTTACATTTTTTATCTGTATAGCAATAGTATTGACCTAAGGGACATCTCTTTGATGCTGCCTCCTCAATAAACTTATTAAAGTCTTTCATTAGTCAATAATCAAGGAATACCACTGTTCACTCATACCCATGATAATATTATTTGCAGACTCTTCATCTTGAGCATAACCTTCATCAATCAAATGCTGAACAAGTGTAGCATGACGATTTAGTGCTTCTTTATGCTCTCTTGGTGTAGATTTCATCTCAGGATTGCTTTTATCTATATTTAGACAAAAAAAGACCCCCTTGCGGAGGTCTGATGAACTTTGTGTATCCGATGGATCACATAAGGTTGAGAACCTTAACGCGACGATAGTAGCGGTTAGAGTTACGGGCGATAACACCAGGGTTATCAAGGGAAGCACCACGAGCAAAGGGATTAGCGACCATGCCGTAGCGAGTCTTGAATCCGATTTTGGGCTGGAAGGTGTTCTCTCCAACTGCACGAACCATCTGAAGAGGAACGTAAGGGCAGTAGAACAGACCTGCGTCATAAGGCGAAGAACCTTTATAACCAACAACGTAGTACTGGTTAGCAGCAACGTTAGCAGCATAAGGATCGATATAGACCTTATACTTGCCTTGAAGAACACCAGCGAAGGTGTTACCGGAGTCGTCAACGTTAAGATTAGCGTTGAGTGCGGGGGTGTAATCAAGAACACCTGCCATGGTGAGTGCAGAAGCAACGTCAGCAGAGCAGAGGATCATATTACCCTTTCCTCTACGAGTTTGCTGCGCGATAGCGTTAGCATCTCTTTCCATCTGGAAGATGAGACCCTTGAACTTCTCAACAGACCAACGTCCGTTAGAGTCGATGTCAAGGTCGAAAGTACCTGCGGTAGCAACATTAGCCTGAGCACCAGGAACAGCAACGTTATAGATGGTTCTGATGACTTCGCGGTTGATCTCAGCAAGAATCTCTGTGGAGAGAATGTTTGCGAGTTCCGCTTCGGCATTCAGACCATGAATTGCTTTCAAGTCCTGAGCAAGTTCAAGTGAATACTCAGCTTTCAGAGCGCGTGACTTGGCAGTAACGGTAACTTTCTCAATAGAGAAAGCCATCTCGTTGAACTCATTAGACGTGCCATCACCCAATGCTTCAGCATTCTGGGTGGTCATTCCGTTACCTACGTTGTAGGTTTCCTGATCGCCAACTGCAGGGAATGTACCGTCAAGAGCACCAGGGTTGGTTCCTTTCTGGTTGGTAGTACCCAAACCAACATTAACATCTGTCATTCCGCCTGTGCGGTCGAAGTTGTTATTCTGGCCAGAGAATGCAGTATCTGCTTCGTTGTAGAATGCCTCTTCGCCGCCTTGTCCGGCATAGCGGGAGCGCATTGCGAAGATCAGTCCAGTAGGACCGTTCATCGGTTGAACGCCAGCCAGGTCATAAGCGACCAGGTTAGGCATAGAGCGTCTGATCAGGGAGATCAGAACGGGGTCGAAATTACTGATTGCTCCAGTACCACCAGTGGTGGAGTTAGTAGGAGCTGCTTCTCCGAGGAATTCAGATTCCTCTCTAAGCATTTTTTCTTGGTTCTCCAGAAGAACTGAGGTAACCATTCTCTTATGAGGATCTTGGATTTCTCCGAGACCGTCATGATTAAGGATTGGTGCCCACTTCTCCTGCAGTTGTTCGGCGTTGAACATTTGCATTTGAATTTTGCCTCTTAAATTTTTTTGTTTTGTTTGTTGTTAATAATTTAAAAAATCACTTTTTCGAAACTCTATTCAGAGTCTGAAGATATGATTCCATCAATCCAGATACTTCTGGTTGATGTCCTCCTTCTGCACCTTCAGAAATATTTTCTGAATGGTTTCTTTGTGCGCTGGNATTAGCAGAGAAATAAGAATCTCTCAGCGTTGCCAGTTTTTCACGATAGTTAGATTCACTTTCAAACTCAACATTTTCAGCAAGAGAAGCGAGTTTTTCCTTTTGGGAGAGAGCAAGACCCTCTGATACATCCGCAAGGATTACATCGGCAACCGATTCTGATAATCTTTTGTTTAGAGCAACGTTCTTATTGATTTGCTCATTGAGTTTATCTTCCATTTCATCAAGTTTTTCTACCATACTATGAATTACATCATATTTTTCTTCAGGGATAGTTACATAATGATCTTCAAAAAGTCCTCTCATTCCAGTGAGGAATGATTCAGTCATTTCGGTCTTAAGACCGTGCTCAACTGCGAGTTGATTTTCAGAAATCCACTCGTCAGCAACATACTCAAGATAAGCGTCGGTACGCTCGGAGAGTTCTGCCTTAACAGCAGCAACTTCCTCTACAAGAGAATTCTCATACTCAGACTTCATCTCTTCTTTGATTTCTGCAATCTTAGTTCTAATTGCTGCTTCAAAGATGGTGCGTGCCTTTTCTTGGAATTCTTCGGAAAGTTCTTCTCCAGAAATAAGAGCGTTGATGTCTTCTTCAACATCAATTACTTCTTCCTCGACAATTGCTTCTTCTGAATCTTCAGTAGTTTCGGCAACAACTTCTTCTTCAGTGGTCTCTTCTTCGGAGACTACTTCTTCTTCGGTTGTTTCCTCTTCGGATACAATTTCTTGATCCTCTTCTACTTCTACTTCAGTTTCCTCTTCCTTCATGCCTTTTGCAGTTTCCGCAGGTTTGGCACCTTTGTTTACAACATCTCTGACTTGTTTGAGAGATGCACCAGGAGTGGCGAGTTTGTTAGAATCGTCATCGGGTCTAGAGTTTTCTGGGGTCGGCCCACCTAGATCCTCATACGTAGCAGGAGTACCACCTGTGGTTAACTTCTGCATTGGTTCTCCAGGCGCAGCGTTTTTAGTTACTACGTTTTCCATTTCTTGTAAATTGCTACCAACGGACATTTGATTAGACATGATTGTATTAATCTATATTTATTTATAATTTAAAGATTTGAGAGGAAATTATTAAATAACTCCAGCTTATGTTCCTCAAGTCTTTTTTCAACGACAAGAGTATTAATTCTTTGTTGTGTTCTTTTTGCAAGTTGTTCGCGAAGGATTCCTCCTTCCCAAATCCACTCTTTTCCTTCCATAATTCCTGATACAAATGCATCAGGTGCAGAAGGGTCAGCAACAATATCGGCAGCAGTTGCCAACATGAAATCTTCGCCTACAACTTTGACACCATTAGTATCTTCTTTAATGGAACCAATACCACGAGAAGAGACGCCAAGCATCACACCTTCATCAAGAAGCGATTTTGCAATCTTACCCATCGGAGTATCNAGCAGTTGTGCTTTACCTACAAAATTATTTCCTTCCTGACGGAGAGAAACAATCTTATGGGAAACACGATCTANATTGACNGTAGGACCATCGGGGTGTCCAAGTTCTCCAAGAGCACGTCCTTTATTGACGAATGATTCGTTATATCTTCCAACTTCTTTTGCAAGAGTTGAAACCGGATACATTCTTCCATTGCGATTCTTAATTTCGCCCTGAAGGAAAGTCCCCTCAATATACATTTTTTTACTAGAACCTTTGCCTTCAGTGACAAATTTGACGCTAGAAATTTCTTCCGTGATTAGTTTCATCAGGCTACTCCGGTAATTTGAACTTGTTGGACATATAAACCCGAAGCAGTTCCTTTTGCTGCCACTTGAAAAACATCTCTCAGTTCACCTTCTTTAATAGTAACTGGTCCCTGAGTAGAAGTATCATGTGCAAGAGTCAATCTTGTGCTGAAGAATCCGGGATCACCATTAGAATTACTACTGAAAGAACCATTAAGAACTGAAAGAACTGTCANTCCAATTCCGGATGTGCCACCATTAATACCGGCAGGAACAATTCCAGTCAGTTGAACTTTATCTCCAACTTCGAATGGACTTCCACTTCCTGCAGGAAAATCAATAGTTGTAGTAGCACCAGTTGTAACACCAACAACTTTTTGCGATTTTGGTCTTCCAATACTCAGTGTTGCCGAAGTACCTGTTGGAATATAATAATTAGCATTTGCAGCAGTGGGATCTATTCCAACCGCTACATGTGCATCTCCACCAAGTGCATGTACTCTAACAGTATCGGTAAAATGAGTCATAATACCTGACGATGCCGATGCCGTGGCAACAGCAAAAGATACTCCGCTTCCTACCGGTTTATGTGCCATTATTCTTGATCCTCAGATGATGATTGGTCTTCAGGTTCTACTTCACCGAACATAGAAGATGCAACTTCTGGCTTGAGATTATCAATCCTTTCAGTTGCTTTTGTGTATAAAAGATCTTTAATTTTATCACTGACTTCTGCTGCCGACGAATCGACAGCAATCAAATCTACAATTTCTTCCATAAAAATTAATATAAGTCCTATTCAGTTATTTATATCTCTGCTTTTTTAGTATCTTTTTGCATCTCTGCATCAGTGATACCACCATCAATTTCTGGTTCCATTGGGACATCGCCCATTTCTCCAATATCCCCACCCTCTGCAGGTAATGGTTCTCCTGTTATAGGATCAATAGCATTGGGATCTGGAATAATTCCTTCTTCAATTTCTTTTTGAATTTGTTCATCAATTTCAATAATTTCGGCATCAGTTTGACGAAGAACCTTCTTACGAACATACTCATTTGAGTAGAATTTGCCGATATAAGGTTCAATCGTTGCAAGCGTTCCTAGACGCTCATTCATCATTTCAGTTTCTTTTAATTCTGCAAACTGATTATCATAAAGGAAATCATATTGAATATGATCACTAATTTGATTCCAATCTTCTGGAGTACAAATATTTTTTAGAATCAATTGAGTTCTCAACATGTCATTAAACATGTTTGCAAAACGCTTTCTCAGTCTTCCAACAAACTTAGAAAACTTAAGTTCATCACGAAGAATTTCTGAAGAACGACCAAGATTAAATCCACCATCGGCAGCAATTCTTGATTCTGGAACTCCAAGTGCTCTATAAAGTTTCTTTTGGAAATATTCAATATCCGCAAGTTCTCCTAAGTTTTGTCCACCAGGAAGAGTTGTGATTTCAGTTCCTCTACCACCTTCTCTTCTAGGAAGCCAGAAGTCTTCCATCATACTCATAAATTTACGATCATCACGGATTTCTCCGGTGTTCGCATCATAGACAAGTTTATTTCTATAGCGAGACATGACCTCTTTAAGGTATTGCTCTGCTTTTACTTTAGGAAGATTGCCAACATCAATATAAAAAATACGACGCTCTGGTGCTCTTGATAATCTATAGATGACCAAAGAATCTTCAATCATTCTCAGTTGATTGAGTGCCTTGATTGCTTTATGAAGATAAGAAAGAACTGTTCCTTTGTTACGATCTACAAGTCCTGATGTAACATAAGTGACAGAATCTTTTGCAATCTTGACTCCTTTACCACCACCTCCTCCAGATAGAGAATTTGATGGATAACTTGGTTTTGGTGTATAAACAAAATATTCTTCAATCTCTGGAGACAATGCATTTGATGCATCTTCATCTCTATTTGATCTCAAGGTTATAGCAGTGTTCTTATCAGGTTTTTTCTCCTGACGAACAAACTTCATCTTCATTGGATCAATATATCTTAAATCTTTGATTCCTTCTTCCGGTTTTTTAACATCAATTACCTTTAAGTAATAGATTCTTCCGTCAACATACCAATTTCTAAAAATTTCATGAGACTTTGAATCAAAGTCCATTATTTCTTTAATTGTCTTAAATTCTTCTCTAATTGCTTTTTTTAATTTATCACTAGCATTTAAATTGCTGAGTTCAATTTCAATCGGTGAGTCATACAAATCACTTACAATTGCTTCACTAATAACATCTTCAATGGCACCATCCGCTTCTGGATGAAGTGCCATTTCACGATATCTTTTTATTAGTTCCGACTCATTTCTGTATGCACCTTCAATATCTACATAGGAACCATAAAAGCTACTTGCAACAAAGTTATCAACCCCGTCCTCGTTATTAGCGGGAACGGGGGAAACTATGGAAGCAGATTTTTTTTCTTTGTCCCCAATAGAAAAACCAAAAAGTTTGGCCATATTATAGTAGTTTTACTCTGTTTGACTATTTAGCTGATATTTTCACCACCTGCTGCTGGTGAAGTTCCTCTATATGCTTCCCACCACTGAACTTGCATTTCTACTGTAAATTCTTCGATGGTGTCAGTTGTTTCATAACTTACGTCAATTGTAGAAATATTAGTTGGGAAAATATCCCAGAACTTATAGGATCTGAGGACAGAACCATCACGATCTAATTGCTTCACAGTAGCATCTTTTTGATATGCTTCTGGATCCACAACACCTGTTGCATCTGACATTTTGTTAATTGTATTCATCCATTTCTCAAAGGCAGAACGAAGAGAGAAATCAGTATCGTTGATGACGGTAATTGTCCAAGTCTCGAAAGTTCTATCTCCGGCAATCTTTAAGATACGCCCTCTGAATGGAACATCAATAGGAGCAATGGTAGATGCTGGAAGAGCAGCTGCTTTCACAAGGAATCTTGCTTTTTGCAAGACATCATTTTCAATTGCAACAGCATCCGGGAATGCTAATTCTACTTCAAATAGATTTGGTCTTGCTCCACCACCCGATAATCTACTTTTGAAATCACTAATTGTTCTTAGTGGAGTGGTGTTTAGTTGCTGGCGAGTAGGCATTTTTCTTTAAACCTCGTTTGTAATTAAGTAGAATTAAACAGAACCAATAACTTCTT